AAAAAAAAAAAAACAAAAAGAACAAAAAGAACAAAAAGAACAAAAAGAACAAAAAGAACAAAAAGAACAAAAAGAACAAAAAACAAACAAAAAAGAAAAGTTTGTTTTTTTTGTAATATAGAGAAAACATTATTTTGAAACTACGATAGGTGAATAAGATGGACTTTCTAAAAATACACATTGAATTCCCGGAATTGCAATTCGAATTCTATCCGTTAACCAATCCCGCATGACTTCCCATGTTGAAAATTCCGTTTTTATCTTGTCCAGAATCACACAAAAATAGTCAACCTCTTGTAATACATCGCATTTATTCATTACACAAACCGTACAACTATTATATTTCAACGCATCCAATAAATTATTCAAATTCAAATAATTACATTGACGTTTGCGTCCAGTAGTTGCCCCAAATTCTTTTCCTACTTTTCCTATTTTTTCAAGCATTTCATCTCCAACTGGTTGAAATTCCATTGTTCCTACATACGTATCATATGCTTTTGCAATTCCATACACATGACGTATTGAACGTAACGGAATTCCTGTATTTATTGCTCCCGCTATTCCACATGTTGAAGATGTGCAATAGGGATAATTGGCTGTCCAATTAATATCAAGTTCGAATCCTTGTGCACCTTCTAACAATACATGAGTTGCTCTTGTTGACCGCCAAAAATCACGCATATTTACAATTGTCGCACCTAACGCAATGATTTCTTCTGCCTTGTCGGCAACACGAATCCCAGTTCTCAACATCTTTTTCGAATAAGTAGGACCAATTCCAGAACCGGTTGTTCCAATTTTATTATTTGCGCGGTCAAACGCAATCGCATCGTCGGTAATAATATGACATGCTTCACTGATGAAAAGTCGGTCTTTTATCTGAAATCCGAGAGATTCAATATCGGCAATTTCCTGTTTTAATCTCTCAATATCCACAAGACAATCACTAGATATAAGACATTGTACACCATCACATAAAATTCCAACAGGTAATTGATGGGTAATGGCAATACGTCCATCATCCAAATATACTGTATGTCCAGCATTTCCGGAACCATTAAAACGAATACAAAGTTGATATTGATGTTGTTTCAAGAGAGAATAAACGATTTTACCTTTTCCTTCATCACCGAAAGAGGTTCCAAGAACAATATCTGACACAAACGACATATATTTTATAAATATATATGTAGTTTCTATTTGTGTTTACACTTATCTTGCTCCAGTTTTTTTAATTGTGAGAGCCGGTCCTTTATTACGTTTGGATGAATTCGGGTCAAATTCAGGTTCATCATTATCTTTCATATTTTTCGAAATCTCCCAGAATTCTTTACTTCCAAGTCGGAAATTCGGTCGATTTTCTGCTTTATACCAGAATATCATATCTGTAATACGATTCGATTTCGCATTATTATTAATGACTAAACATTCATAATCCTCTGTCGTTTGGTCCATCACAGTAACGAAACTTTCTAAATTCGGAAACATACTTGCATAATTCTCCCAGATTTTCTTTCGATTTGCTAAATAAGGCTCTCTTAAAATAAACACATAATCAATATTGGTACGTAAATTTGGAGGAATACCGAGAGGATATTGCATAGTGATAATAAGCATGACTTTCCAGTGACGTCCATTCATAAAAAGAAGACGCATCATTTTGTCTTTTGCCCAAGAATTATCATATAAACAATCATCTAAAATCACGAAAGTACGTGGGTCAATCGTAGTTTTCTTGTATTGTTCGACTTGATCATTGCGTTGTTTTAATATGACACGTTGACGTTTCAATATGTTTTCAATAATTACAGTGCTGTATTCTTCATGAATAAATAATTTGGGAACAACTTGACCGTAAAAACCGTTTCCGGCTTCAGTACCAGAAATCACAGTACCAATAGGAATATCTTGATGATGATATAAGAGGTCTTTCACTAAGAATGATTTTCCAGTATCACGTCTACCTATAAAAACAATCACAGGACCTTTATTTTCATTCGGGTCAAATGTAATAGAACGCATATCAAATTTTTTAAGCTCTAAAGTCATCGAAAAATGATTATATAATAAAAGAGTGATTTTGTTTTCGTTTATTCGTTCGCGACATAAAAAAGATACTAAATAAATTGTTTCCTATCCAATAAATTATAAATATAAGCATAAAAAACAAAATCCATTGAATTGTTGAATTCGTATCAATTGCGTTTATAATTGTATTGGCAAATGATTCTGGCTCATAAATATCATTATCATGATGAGCATTCACTTGTTCATACTCAGTTTCATATAAAGGTTCGAAAAACTCCATATAATAAAGAAGATATGATATTCAAATTATTCTTTCTTATATTTTGAATACGCCGCCATCATCTCTTCATAACTATCAAATTTTGGTACATCTTTATTAGATGTTTCCGTAGTTGAATTCGTAGTTGAATTCGTACTTACATTCGGTTTCGATTTGGAAATCATATGATATAATCCTTTAATAATAGAAATCGGATTCATTGAACCAAAATAAACCTCTAATGGGTCTCGAATGATTCCATTAAAATTATATCCAAAAGAGGCATTCATTCCAGTATAAATCAATAATAATATTGTCATAATTATATTGCTTATCAATAATAGAAATTTCATGGTAATGCTCTCAACATCTGGCAAAGTATAGAATAATTTAGATGTTGCAAATAATCCGATAAATCCTGGAAAAGCCTTATAGAGAGAATAAAACAATTTGGAATATTGACTAAATCGAATGTTTTCAAAAATCGTATTGTCCATTTGTTCTCTCAGTGGTTTATCAACTTCTGGACAAGGTCGATTCAAAAAGAAATAATAAAACATAATCATAATTATTGTTGGATAAGCAAAATTAAGTGTCCATTTATAAGTAAAAACAATGAATAATATAACCGATATAATATAAAATAATCCGAAAAATGCGAGTTTCGTGAATTTTGTGAATGTATCCGGAATCGAAGAAGGAATAAATATACTTAAAACCGACATGGCAAATAATAAACTACACAATGTAGCAAAACCACTTTTTGGAAGAGAACCCATATCAGGGTCAATTAGATGACTCAAAATATCAATCGGATGTTTATTTACAATTCTGTCAATCCAAAAATTAATGGTGGATAATATCATATCAAACACGCGAATCATCTCTTTATAAAGTGAGTTTTTCAGGAAATTATAATAGACAATAACAAGAGCAAAATAAAACCAATAATTGCCTAACATAGCCGCGGCTGATTTGGGTAATCCGATAAATCCAGATTCGAATGTTTTGGTAATAAATTGGAAAAAATAGGTAAAATAATTAATTATGCTGGCAAATGTAGAATTTGAATCGGGATTATTCAGGAAACCATCTATAAAACAAGCATATTGATGTTTATGTGTTGTAAAAAAAGAAGACAGATAAGAGACAAAAGATGAAATCGGGTCACCGGCTTTCCATAATAAGAAAACATTTGGAACAAACGCAATCGTTAAAAACAATGGCAATAAAGTGATAATTGCATCTCTCAGAATTTTATAATCAGATTTCATTTCTTCTGTCAATTCAGCATCTGTGAATGGATTCTCCGTGGGTTCGGATAAGAATCGAGTGATTACTTTAAAAATATCGGTTTTTTCAATCGTTGGTTTTTCTCTTATTAAACTGTCGATAATATAAAAAGAGAGCATAAATGCGAAAAATTTAAGCATTGTGTTTTTCAAAATCATCATACATGCTATCGACGCAATCAAGAAAATAATCATCCAAGTTGTTGGACTTGTTGCTACATTTTTCATTTCTTTATCGAGTTCTGTATCTTTGTCTTCTTCTTTTTCTTGTTCTTGTTCTTGGCTGTTTCCAGAAGCATCAACCACTTTTGATTTCAATTCATTTGAGAATTCATTCGCAAATTTATTTGTAAAACCTTCTTTTGACACAGGTCGTCGTTTTTGTCTTCTTAATATTTTCTTTTTATGTAAGGAATTACTATCTATCCAAAAATCCGGTAATTTTGTTTTTTCCATATATTACTAATATAAACTTATATTAGGAATATATACATAATAATTATGGCAGGCGGATATTTTAATATTGTTGCTGAAGGGACAAACAATGTAATTTTAACCGGAAATCCAAGTAAAACATTTTTCAAAGTTGTATATTCGAAATATACGAATTTTGGAATGCAAAAATTTCGTATTGATTATGATGGACAACGTGATTTACGTCTATCGGAACCATCCGTATTTACTTTTAAAATACCTAAATATGCCGACTTACTTATGGATACATATTTAGTCGTATCACTACCAAATATATGGAGTCCTATTTATCAACCATCTGAACTCACTGGCAATAAATGGGTGCCTTATGATTTTCGATGGATTCGCGATATTGGAACTCATATGATTAAAGAGATTGAAATCAAATGTGGAAGTTACTCATTACAAAAATGTTCAGGTGAATATTTAGCGGCAGTTGCGAAACGTGATTATGATGTCAATAAAAAACAAAAATTCGATAAAATGACTGGAAATGTTAGTGAATTATATGATCCTGCTAATTCTTATGGTCGTGCTAACGTTTATCCATCTGCGTATTATACTACGAATGCAAATGGTGCCGAACCTTCTATACGGGGGCGTAATTTAGTAATTCCGATTGGACAATGGTTCACATTTGATAGTACAATGGCATTTCCTATGGTTTCATTACAGTATCAAGAATTATCGATATCAGTGACTTTGCGACCTATACGTGAATTATATCAAATTCGTGATATAAGGGATGCTGTGAATTTATATCCTTATGTGGCACCGGATTATACGAAAGATGAACAGCAATTATATCGATTTTTACAGACTCCGCCATCAGTTGATTTGTCAGTGTATGAAAATCAAATCAATGGATGGAATGCGGATATTCATTTATTAGCGAATTATTGTTTTTTAACCAAGGAAGAGGCGAAAACATTTGCGGCGGAAGACCAAATGTATCTTATTAAAGATGTATTTGAATATAGATTTGAAAATGTGGTTGGAGCGAGACGTTTAAAAATAGAATCTACAGGAATGGTTTCTAGTTGGATGTGGCATTTTCAAAGAAATGATGTAAATATGCGAAATGAATGGAGTAATTATACGAATTGGCCGTATCGAACTATACCATCCGATATTTATATTGCGCCGAGAGAAGATGATAGTGGTCCGGACGGATTGGGACCTGGATTAAATCCTGGAAATGAGCAAACTGGATTATTTATTACAGGCGATTTTTCTGTAGATAATCAATATGCGATTATGCAATATTTGGGAATTTTATTGAATGGTGAATATCGAGAGAATACTTTTCCAACTGAAATGTATCAATATGTAGAACCTTATAGTAGAACAAAAGGCACTGCGACTGATGGTCTTTATTGTTATAATTTTTGTTTTAATAGTTGTTTAACGGATTATCAACCGAGTGGGGCTCTTAACATGAGCAAATTTAAAACAATTGAATTGGAATTTGGAACTTATGTTCCACCGACAGATATAACAAAATCAAACTATAAAGTTAGTTGTGATGCCCAAGGAAATATTATTGTTGTCTCAAATAGCGATGCCTCTCGATTATTTGATTATAATTTTAATTTTACATTATTCGAAGAGAGATATAATATATTATCCTTTATTGGTGGAAATTGTGGATTATTATATGCAAGATAGACATTACATCGCACCAGGCTACGCGGTGCGATGTTTTAACCTACGGTTCTCTCTTACTCTCTCCCTTACTCTCTCCCTTACTCTCTCCCTTACTCTCTCCCTTACTCTCTCCCTTACTCTCTCCCTTTTATAAAAAAAGAAAACTTTTTTATGTTTTCTTTTTTCTCTTTTTTTCTTTTTTTCTTTTCTCGTTTTTTTCTTTTTCTCGTTTTTTTTCTTTTTCTCTTTTTTCTTTTTCTCGTTTTTTTCTTTTTCTTGTTTTTTTCTTTTCTTTATTCAAATCCAATAATATTCAAATTAATAGTAATAACTAATAACTAATAATAAGCAATAACTAATAATTAGTAAGTAGTAAGTAATAACTAATAATTTAATGAACAGTGGAGAGCAAATCGCATAATTCTTTGATATATTGATAATCCGCCTCTTCATCATCTTCCGCCTCTCCAAATGTTTCTGCGTTTTTCTTATCCCATTCGGCCTCTTCATCATTATCGACCGGCGTAGTTTCGATCCATTCATTATACGCAGTATACATGCTAGGAGTCCAATCTTTTTTATGAAGGCCATTGCAAACAGGAATTGTAATTGTACTATTTCCAATTTGTTTGGAAGAGAATTCGAAATTATATTCTGTATTATCCTCTACATCAACATCCTCTACAATTTGCTTATCCTTCTTATTATTCTTCTTAATCTTCTTATTATCTCTCACAACCTTGGATACATATTTTTGTATTTCAATATCATTCAACAGCACACGATGGGGCGATGAAACAATCGCTTTCTTAAATATCATCGCATTCAAAGTCTTATATAATTTCAAATCGATAAAACCAACATAGCGGTCATTTTCTTTTGTGTTGCGAAAATCATAAGAGATGATTTTTCCAATCTCTCCGATAGTAAACATCTCTTGTAACATGTTCACAAATTCCAGTTTTTCTGCTTGAGTCTTAAGAGTGTCCAATCTTGGAAGGAAAATGCTGAGAGGCTCACAAACCAGGTAGTCGAATTTCTTGGTGGTCAGGGTCAAGGGGGTCGCGGTCATTGTTAATAAGTCGTGTCGTCAGTCAATTGAATACTTTCAATTATTTTTACATAAAAGTTTTTCAATTTCAGAAGGAACCCATGGTATAAACTTGGCACCAGCATGCGCGGTGCCAAGTAACTCTAGCATCCTCCTTTATTGAAAATTTGGAGGGAACCCTTATTTTTGAATGTGTACAATTTCTTCAGGGAATTCCAATTCTCTCAAAATTAAAAATGCGCTTCGAATATTTGAAATTCCCCTTTCTAACAAATAATGAAATTTGATTGATTTATTTTCCTCTTGTATTTCAGATTTCATTTTCCAATTTTGAATTCTCATTCGTTCTTCTTTTTTATCCTCTTGTTCATTTTTATTGTTATCCTCTTGTTCATCTTCTTTTTTATTCTCTTCAAACCTCTCGCATAATTCTGTAAAATGGGTTGTTAATAGGAAATCAACTTTTGTTTTCGATTGTAAATATTTCAAATACCGATACGATGATTCTGTCGCCTCTTCCGAATTTGTTCCCGAAAACAATTCATCAAATATACACAGATGTCTATCTTCTGGATATTTCTCTACATAATCCAATATTTCTTTACAACGTCTGGCTTCTGCTTGAAACAAACTATCACGTCCACTTGTATCTGGTATATTCAAATAAGAATGAATATGTCCATATGGCCTCAATTCACAATCATCATAAAATCCATAACCAATCTGTTGAGAGATAATTGTATTTATTAATACAGATTTTAATATTGTTGTTTTCCCAGAGGCATTCGGTCCTGTAATCACTATATTATCAGAAAGGTCCACATCATTTTTAACAATCACCGAATTGGATTCCAACAAACATGGATAATACATTCCAACAAATTTCGTATTTCCAGACGTATCTGTAGTAGAGCATGGATTCATATTTCCACGTTGAATATGGGATTTCAAATGAGAGATATCCCGACAATATTCTTCTATAAAAACGGCGCATCGAATTG